CCTTAGTAATAAGGCTTACCTCGTGCATGTTATTAAATCCACCATCAAAAGCAGCAAGCATTCCAACTTTAGGTTGTAGACTTATCTCTTGATCTGGGAACTGTAACATTCCACCATCAAAGTCATCGTTCAAATATAAGAATGCTGCATATCTACTTCTTGTAAATGCACCAGAGTGTCCGTGTTCGTCTGTGTTGTCAGAGTGTTTTCTTGCATACGCTCCTGGCTCCCACTTTTGTGTGTGATAACCAATTTGAGAAATTATTTTTGGATCAAGGTCGTGAACGCTTGCAACTGCATCAATAATTCCTTGTTTTATTTGTGAAAATATGTCACTTGGCAATCCTTCATTCTTTACATGCTCGTCGTCATCTTGTGGTAAAACAGAAGAGTATGATTCATAAAAAGATATAGGCATCCAGGTAATCAATTCAAGTTCTGCATGCTTGTCTAAAACTTTTACAAGTTTAGCAGCAGTTTCTGAATCAATAAAGTTTTCATAAACAACAATGTCTTTTGTTATTCTAGTTTTATTGGTTAAGTTCATTTTATTCTCACAGCTCCCTCTATCTCATTTCTTTGTGGGTTGTCTATTCTAAACTGCTCGTTCAGCTTTGGTTGCATGCTAGACCAAACATCTTTTCCAAATTCTTTTTCTTTCTCATACCATTCATCTGTTCCTTTTTGATATTTTTGCCAATACATTCTTGCTAAAAATTTGTTTTTGTTATAAGACGGCATAACCCCATGTAAGTATGGTTTGTCATCCTCTGTTAAGTAATCTGGGTGTCCTGATGGAAAAACTAAAAGATCTCCAGCTTCTGGCTTGTACTTAACAAGTTTGTCTCCCATAGCAAAGTCAATTTCTCCACCTTCATAGTCATCATTAAAATAAATTGTACATGTTATTATAAACTTATATCCTGGAGCAGATCCTTGCTCTCTCATATAGTCTGAATGATATCTCATTCCATGTTGTTCTTCTTCGTTGCTGATATGATACTTTCCTATTGTTCCACCTGTCCATCTCCAGGTTGGAATAAGATCGCCTGATTCGTCTATGGACAATGACTCTAAATCTACATCAATGTTATATTTTTTAATATAGTCTTCTGTAACTAAATGAAAGTTTTTCATCATTTCTATACCAAATTGTTTTTGGTTTTCTTCAATTTCTGTTTTTGTTTCAATGCTTTCTAAACCTCCATCTTTATAATCCATAGAAAAAGAAGGTGTCATTGGATTTAAATATTCTCCAAAAATAGACCACTTTGTCCAAGGATTAAAAAGTCTATCTTCTGACTCTATTAAAGAATCTGTTAAAACCTTATAAGATTTTGAAATATCTTTAAACATGTTTTTATAAACAAGAATATGTGGATATATCTCTACAGATTCAAGAGCTGGAGTAGTCATTTATGGTTTCCTGTCTCCAGTGTGCTCTGTAATTTCCCAGAAAAATGGGCATGTAAATCTTAATCCACTCTTTATCTCAGTCACTCCGTGAATATAGTTTTTGTCTCCTGGGAAGAAGTAAGCTGCACCTTTTTTTGGTTTAAACTGTACACCTTGTAGTGGGAAATACAGTTCTCCTCCCTCATAGTCTTCATTTAAATAGAACAAACTAGATAAATCATAATTAGGAAAATCGTTTGGAAGTCCAGCGTCTGGGCCATCGTGAAGTTCTTTGTCTGCGTGAGGTTTTTGAAATTGTCCTGGAAGCCACTTTACTATAGTGGTACCTGTAGGGATAACCTTTACTTTGTAAAACTCTTCTACTATTGGTTGTAGTCTTTGAAATAGTCCAGCAATGACTGGGGAAATGTTTGGATCGTTTTTATCTAGGCTTGGTTGAGTTGCTACTCTATCTTTCCAATAATCAGAATCATAAACAACCGTTCCATTTTCATTAACATGACTTTGTGTTACATCCCAAATTGTCAAAGATTTTGCAGATTTTTCTAAAAACTCTATTTCTTCTTGAGTCATAAAGTTTTCTAGCTCAACGATCATGTCTTTGCTATCACCAAACCAGCCAGATGGTGTGAGTGAAGCCTTTCTAACTACAACAGAAGCATCCATTTTATCCATAATTAGATTATACCATTTCCCTTGTTTGATGTATTATCAGTAACAGAAAGACGTAAAACCTTAGTTTCGTGAGAACCCGTACTTTCACCTTTTTCATTTACTGCATCTCTATACCAGTCAGTCCATTGTCCAGACTTGTTGATTTCTTGTGCAGCTTCACCATACGACTGATGAGCCATCTGCCTTTTTCTATCTACATCTGAATAATCAATTATTTGAATTGATGTATTGTCCATTGCCGTCAAAGAAATTGGAATTATTGTAGCAATTGGGGTTCCTGCTTTTATAGTAATTTCCTTGTTTGCAGATCTTGCTTTAATTGCTAATGGAAAACCAGTATCAAGCCAAGATGTAGATATTAAAGATGACATTGTTTCAAAATCATCATTAAAGTAATTAACTGGATTAATTGTAAGCATGCTAACGTTTTGCTCAGATCTAAAAGTTAGGCCAGTATGTAGGCTAACTGTAGACTGCCCTCTTCCAGTATATGTAAAGTCTGAACCTTCTAGTATAGTTACATTCTCTGAACTTGTATCATTTATACCGTTCCAAATAAACTTAATGTCTTCAGTACATGAAAGACTCCAGCCAACCATATTCGCTTGTGTAACTGGAAAACATCTATAGGCATGCTTTTCTGGAGTTACATCCATCCAATCTCTTTTAATTGACATTGGAGAAAGTATGATTTTTGAATCTGGAAATCTTTCAGCTGATATATTAAGCATTAGTCTTTGTCTACCATATACATTTCGTTAGTGTGAAACTTTTTGTTATAATCAAGCATTGTTACAATAGAATACTTTGTTCCTGAAATAACTGGCATTGCACGATGAGGATACATGAAGTTTGATGGAAAAATAAATAAATCTCCTGCATCTGCCTTAATGTCTAGGTTCTGGAGTCTAAAGAAAAGTGAACCGCCTTCATAGTCATCATTTGGGTATGCAACAAGTGACACTGTGCAGTTATAAGAAAAACCATGATCATGGTGTTCTTGAAAGTGTTGTCCTGGTCCATATTTAATAAAATTAAAAGCTTCCCAATACTTTAAATCCATTATGTTGTAGTCTTTTCTGTAATCATCAACACATGGAGACTTAACATCATATAGATCTTGCCAAAGCTCTTGTAGTTTTATTGAGTCTGGTGTTTTGTTTTGTTCAATATCAGTTTTCTTATACTTAAAATCTACACAGTCTCTGTAGTCTGGAATTAGCTGCTGGTATCCAACATATGCTGGTTGCCAAGTAAATTGTTCTTTTGAACCTAGTGGCTTTACAACAGATTCAATTCTGTTTATCACATCAATATCTTTATTAATGACACCTTTATAGCATACAATACCATTACCATAGTTAACCTTTTCTGTCCAAGTTTGCATTTTTCTCCCTATTTATATTCTCTTCTAGACCAAACTTTATTTTTATAAATACCGCCGTCTGGTTGGCGATAAAAATTTGCATTGGCTATCATTTTAGCATATATCTTTTCTTGATTTTGAAACTCTATCTCATGGCTCCAGTTTTCTCTTTTAAATGGTAAAATTTGGACATATGGAGTCCCTGCTGGTATTGTTCCTTCCCAGCCTTCTGCAATAAAAAATGGAAAGGTACCAAGCAGGTGAACACTGTCATTATCAACAACACCAGTTGTATTAATAAATGGAAGATCAAATCTATTCATAGGTGTCATAAATAATGCACTATATCCTTCTGGAAGTTCAAATCCCCAATCTGGATACCAGGCAAAATGATCTTTGTAAAATCCTTTTGGGTGCTCAAACTGTGGCATAGCAAGTCTTTTTCCACAAAAATCTTGATGTCTTTTATCTTCTATCTTAACATCTATTGATCCTGTCTCAGTTTTAAAAAAAGTAAGGTCACAAGGAGTTCTTAATACATATCCTGTTGAAAACCCATCCATAATTGCTGGACAAGCTTTCCATGTAGGTATTTTTCCATAGTCATCTGTAGTTCCTTCTTTTGGAAAAGGACAAACTTCTTTTGGTGCTTTGTAGTATTCACCAGTTGGCATTTTTGCAAATCTGTCGGCATCTTTATACCATTGTGGTATTTCAGACTGTGTTGTTTTAGGCACTGATTTACTATCCTTGTTTAACCAAGGCCTAAAAGATCTAAAGATTACTAAATTATCTTTTAGACTCATGATGATGCCCTAATAAATTAATATCTGTCATAATTACAACACAATATTTTGTTCCAGATATCATTGGAAGAGATGCATGTTCATATATATAGTTTGATGGGAAAATTGCTATGTCTCCAACTTTTGGTGTTAGTGTGTATCCATCTAATCTTGGAAATTTAATTTCTCCACCTTCGTAGTCGTCATTTATATATATAACTGCAGAAACTGTAGTATTGTATGCTGGTCCATGGTCGGCATGAATATTAAAGTGCTTACCCTGTCCCTCATACTTTACAAAATTAAAAGCTTCATAGTATATAACATTTATTCCCCAATATTTTGCATAGTCATCTATGCATAGTTTTAATTTTTGATAAATCTCTTCGTGTAAATCAATTAGTTCACCATTAAACTCATCTCGTGGACCAAGATTTTCTTGCTTATATCTAAAATCTACAGCATCTCTTGCTTTTTTTATTGGTGTAGTAGCATTGGTTACTTGTGCTTCTGACCACTTATACTTTCTACCATTAGACAAATTGGACTCAAGAATATTGATGTATCTTTTAGAGTCCTCCAAAGAAAACGTATTTCTGTATATATTTAATCCAAGTCCTGGATTTTCTATTACAATATTTTTTTCAGATATATCTCTATTAACCCTATTTGATACAGTCTCAGATCTATCTTTAGTAAACCATGGGTTTTCATTTTCATCATAAGTGTTCATCTTTATCCCCTTTTTATTTATTATACACTACCTTTATCTTTTTGTAAACAAAAACAACCCTTGTTGCAAGTATTTTGCAAGACATGAATGATAGCACTCATAAAACACAAAAGGCCAAACAATGTTGGCCAATTGTATTACTTCTTTTTTATTTTACTGTACACCTGGAAGTGTAAAGTATGGGAAGTAAGGGTTATTTGCAGGGAAGTATGGGAAGTACGGTGGGAAGAATGGGAAGTAAGGGAAGTAAGGGAAGAATGGAGGGAAGAATGGGAAGAACGGGAAGTAAGGGA